CGTTCAGTTGCTAGCAAGCTGCGTAAGATTGGATATGACGTCCAGTCGGCTGCAGATAAGGCTGCTGTAAAGACCTATTCGGATACTCAAGAAGCTACACTTCGTAACTTCGTCGAAACCAACAGCGGACTGTATACCTACGCTGAAATCGCTGAACATTTTGAAAATGGAGCTTTTTCTGCTAAGTCTGTACAGGGCAAGATCCTTTCCATGGAACTTACTGCCCATGTCCGTCCTACCCCCAAGGTGGATGCCGTTCGTACCTATACCGATGCTGAAGAAAACGTTTTCGTTAGCATGGCCAAGAGTGGTTCTTCTATTGAAGATATCGCCCAGAAGCTCGGTAAGGCTATCAACAGCGTTCGTGGTAAGGCTCTTAGCCTTCTTCGTGCTGGTTCTATCGACGCTATTCCTCATCAGGCTAACAAGGCCGGACCTAAGGAAGATGCTTTCGATGCTCTAGCTAATGTTGGCGACATGACAGTGCAAGAAATTGCAGAAAAGCTTGGTAAGACTCCCCGCGGTGTTAAGACCATGCTTACTCGTCGTGGCGTTACCGTTGCTGATTACGACGGTGCTGGACGTAGGGAAAAGGCAGCTAGCTAATTCCTTAATGTAGCTATTGGCGGGGGCATGAGCATTCATGCTCCCGCCTTTATATTGGGGGAAATAGTTGAATATAGCTAGCGCGCTTATTAAAAGAATCCTTCAAATTGGGGATTTTGAAACTTGGACGAATGTGCGTAAGCACTATCTTCCGAGCGAATACCATACATTATTTACAGTAATTGATAAACATTGCGAGAGTAACCATAGTCTTCCTACATTTGAGGAGTTGAAGTTTGGTATCCGCGATGCACAAACGCGTGCCAAACTATTTGCAGTAGAGACTATTGAGGTTGATGTTGATCCCTCGCTCCTGTTAGATTATCTAAAGAATGAGTACGCACAAAGAGAAATTCTAGGTCAGTTAGAGACCTATATTGACAATTCGATCGCATTTGAAACTGCCGAAGAAAGCCTTTCGCACCTCCATCAAATAGTACTAGATGTAGAACAGAAAGTGGAGATTAAAGATCCTAGTGAAACTATGGAACGAATCACACTTTTTGAGAGTGACGAGGAACTTTCTAACTATATTTCTTTAGGATTAAATGCTGATTATGACGAACTCATTAAGTTTAGCCCAAAAGATTATATTCTTATTGGTGGTAAACGAGGCGCTGGTAAATCAGTAACTTGCGCAAATCTGGCGGTAAATACTAAAAATGCGGGAAGATCAGCAATTTACTTCACTATCGAAATGGATAGTAGAAACATACTGCAACGTTGTTGTTCGCTGGATACTGGTATTGCCTTTGGAAGGCTTCGTACTAAAAATCTTAGCCTACCTGAATGGGATATTGTAGCTAAGTGGTGGTCCGATAGACGTGAACATGGTGAGTTTCACTATAGAGAATTTCTAAAAGATCGAGATTTTGATCAATTACACCTTAGGCTCACTAGAGAAAAGCTAGTAGACAACCAAATTCAAATTATTTATGATCCAAATCTCACACTTGCTAAAATTAAAAGCGAAGTTGATAAACTAACTAAGAACAACGATGTAGGCGTTATTATTGTAGATTACTTGAACCAAGTAAAGCGTAGCATAACTCCGGGAAAGCAATATGACTGGACAGAACAGATTGAAATTTCTAAGGCATTGAAATCAATGGCTCAGGAATACAATGTTCCGGTAGTAAGTCCTTATCAAATTGATGCAAGTGGCGAGGCACGCTTCGCAAAGGGCATTCTTGATGCGGCTGATGCAGCTTTTACAATGAATACATGGTCACACGAAGATGCGTGTATCACGTTTGAGTGTGTAAAAATGCGTAATAATGAACTAAAAACTTTTACTTCTGAAGTTGATTGGTCTAGCCTTAAAATTGGACCTAGCACAGCACTTACTCCAAAAGAACGAGCCGCAGCAGAAAAGAAAACTGAAGAAACAGCAGAGGAGCCTTGGTAATGAATGTAGAGGAACTTTTAAATACTAAGAAAGTTCATTACATTGCTAAAGGCGCAGATTTTGTTGTAAAATGCCTTAATCCGGAACATAATGACAGAAATCCCAGTATGAGAATTGATAAAATTACTGGGATTTTTCATTGTCTTTCTTGTGGATTTAAGGGTAATCTTTTCAAGCATTTCGGTGAGAAATCTAGCCCATTTCAGATTAAACGTGAGCTTCTAAAGAAAAAGATAGCGCACAAACTTTCTGAAAGTATTGGGCTAGTAAAACCAAATGATTCTGTCGATTATGAAGGTAGTTGGCGAGGTATTAGCCCTGATACATATCGTAAATATGGTGCTTTTGAGAACGCCGCTCCAGAATATGTTGGCAGAATCATTTTTCCTATTACTGATGTGTCAGGCCGCACTGTAGCATTTGTTGGTCGTCACACAACTATGACCCATAATCCTAAGTACATGATCTACCCTGCAGGAGCAAAAATGCCTTTGTTTCCTCAAGTTTCTCCACTAAAAGGAAAAATAATCCTTGTAGAGGGACTGTTCGATATGCTAAACTTACAGGATAAGGGATTGACTAACGCAGTGTGTACTTTTGGCACTCGTACCATGACTCTAGAAAAGCTAGAACTATTACGTATGCAGGGAGTAGATGGTGTTGATATCTTTTTTGATGCTGATGAAGCCGGGCAAGCAGCAGTAGAAAAAGTAAAAGAACTAGCAGAACGTGCCGGCTTAACTTATAGAAATATTGAACTAAAACAAAACGATCCAGGCTCACTAAGTGAGGTAACAATCTTAAAGCTGAAGGAGAAACTTTATGGCTAACGTAGCAATCATCGAATCTAAGAAAAGTCGCACAAAGTATAGTGATTATTTCGATTTTGAGTTTGATCTCTACTCTCTAACCTCTGACCCGTCTCTTAAGAAGATCCTTAAGAAAGACGTTGATATTAATATTGATCTAGATGCGTATGAGTGGATTATTCTCGTAGGTTCTGAGCCGCTGAAGTTTTTCACTAAGATTAATTCTATCACTGAATATACTGGCCGTATTGTTGATGATAAGTTTATTCCTATCATCAATCCCAGCATGCTTGCTTTCAAGCCGGAAGCTAAAACTATCTGGGAAGAGTCTAAAAATAATGTAATTAAGTACATTACTGGCGCTTTGCAAAAAGTGCAGATCGACAGTAGTTCGTATATTGGTATTACTGACACTAAAGAGGCTAACGACTATATTCGAGCAGCTATTGCTGATCCACATGATTTTGTAGCGCTCGACTCTGAAACTACTTCTCTGTATCCTCGTAATGGCCACGTTTTAGGCATTAGTCTTTCATATACTGAAGATTTTGGTGCGTATATCTCTACAGAATGTTTCGATGAAGAAACTGAAGAACTTCTGCAAGAGCTATTTAACAAGAAAACTATAGTGTTTCATAACGCAAAGTTCGATATGGCGTTCTTCCAGTATCATTTTGGTTGGGAATTTCCTAAATTTGAAGATACTATGCTGCTCCACTATCTGCTAGATGAAAATCCGGGCACGCATGGCCTTAAGCAGCTTGCACTTCGCTATACTAAGTACGGCGATTATGAAAAAGAGCAGAACGAATGGATTACTAACTATTGTCGCGCTAACGGGCTCAACAAAGATAGCTTTACCTTTGATCTGATTCCGTTTGAAATTATCTATAGGTATGCGGCTATTGACTCTGTAGTAACTTTCTTGCTTTTCAAGAAATTTTACCCGCCCGTATTCAAGAATAAGAAGCTTTTTAATGTTTACACTAAAATTCTTATTCCTGGATCGCGTTTCTTGACAGATGTTCAAGATAACGGCGTTCCGTTTGATAGAGACCGTCTAGTTAAGGCGCAGGCTCTTATGCAGGCTGATATTGACGAAGCTATTGCCGATCTCTACAAGCATGACATTGTTTCTCAGTTTGAGGCATATCAAGGTAAGCCTTTTAACCCTAATAGTGTTATGCAACTTCGTGT